GTACGTTGCCGGTTGATGGGAAAACAATTAGCAAAATAGCCCCTGCCTCCAAACCGCTAGTCGCAAGACTATCGGGTTTCCTGGTGATAAGGCCGTTGTTGCAAACAGTAGTGCCAACAATCGGGGTCGCGGGGCCGATAGACATATGGGTGGCAACGGAGAATGGATCATGTGCGAAGGCGTCGTAGTAGCCGAAACCACGTGGCGCGATTACATTAGACGAAGCAGGTGTCTGATCCCAATTGCCCTTAGTCATATCCGGCATGATCCCACGAGCGATATTTTGTGGGCCAGGCATACGATTAAGATTGGCAACGTTCATGCGACGTTGCTTCTGACCACCTTTGTTCCCTTTCCCAGTACCTTTGTTGGTAAGTTCGTACATCTTACGAAGCATTGGTTTCGCCGAAGGTGGAACCAATGCTAGCTGGATTTGTTGCCGGCTGGTAAGAGTCATGTTTATAGAAGGAAAGCGCGCACTCACTGACAGTGCGGGACCTTGTAGTGAAGAATTCTTGTACTGGTACTCACCACGTTACGCTCAGGCAATGCCTGTGTCATGCCACCGAAGTGACAAACCCCGCCCATACGGAGGACGGGTGCCGTCGGTCCCGACACCGAGATTGTCGGAAGGGACCTACTCTCTCTATGGGGTGCAAGAGAGCTATTGACACGCAGCCCCCGGGCCTGGGGGCTGAATGCCAATGTCACCACCATCGGGATGTTGGTGGCCGCTGGTTCCCGCTCGCTCTGCTGTTACTTCGGCAAACGTTTCGCCGCAAGTATCAGCGCAGCCTGACATAACGCCTCCGCAGACGGAATGTTGGCCTTCACTTACGCGGGACACCTCATCAACAATAGGTGGAACGGTTGGGGATAAGATCTTCCACATCTTTGGCACTGGCGTCATATCCCCTGCTGCCGTCTGGGGTCCGGTGATTGGCATCCAAACCTTCGGGAACTTGCCCTTGGATTGTTCACCAACACTTTTACCTTTTGACTCAGCAGCACGGGCGTGCGACGAACCAGCATTCTGACTCACAGCGGTAGGGTGGCTCAAACCCTTGCCGCTGGTCTTGCCAGCCTTCCCTTTCCCTGCACTCTTCCCTTGATGAGGGGTGCCGTTTCCATTCACCGGGCTACTCACAGAGGGCTGCCTGATTTCCCTCTGCTCGCTGCTCGTGAGAGCATCCGCTGCCTTCTTACACTCACTCTTGTGGTGTGAGCAATGCTCGTTCGGACACGCACCGACGCGAGGCTTGTGTTCAAACCTCTTGTCGTGCTTGTGCGAATGAGAATACTCAACACCACACATGGGACAAACATGCGAGTGGGTATAATCATCAGGCTGGGATGGCCCCATGCCGTCCACTTCAGCTGTGGCCGGTTTGACTTCGAACGCCGGGTGCACAAGTGCACTAGAACCCGGTGCTCCTTTGCTGCCGTGCATAGTCACATGTCCAGGACTATTTTCAGGGAAGGTAGTGGTGGCTTGCAGTGGTGCGATGACACCAAACACACTAGGAATAAAAATCCCTTCGTGAATTACTTCCTTGATGCAGTTCGCAATGAGCTTAGGAGCATGCTCGTCCTGAATAACAGCAGCGGTGCGAAACTTGAGGTCGGTCAATCTGTCGGCTGTAAGCATGGACGATGGCTGTGACTTGGAATAGTCAACACAGTACTGCTTGCACTGCATTTTGCCACACGTGTGCTCTCTGACAAATACAAGATCTGAAGGACGTACATACAATGCGCCTTCTTCCTCAAGCTCGCGGACTGCGGCTTCTTCAAAGGACTCACCCTTCTCCAGCTTTCCAGCAGGAACGGTGAGCATGCCAGCTCGTGGTTTGCCGTACGGTTCATATCCACTGAGGACAGCTGCCCCCTGATAAACAATAACCGACGCTGCTTGCACGATGGCTTGGGAAGCACCATCAGACACGCTCTCCTCGTGTCCTCCGGGCCGCGTCCCGACACTCATATCGGGGGAGACACCCTCTCCCTTTACAAGCTGACGCTTCAATTGGTCTACGAGCTCTCGCCTGAACCCGAGACCAGTGGCGACGTTTGCTCCAATCGGGAATATGGACAGCAAAACATCTGGGTGGGCACACAAGTCATCAGTAAGCTCCAAGGTGGACCACGAGTAGTCCGAAGCATACCAATCATTCTTGAGCACCCGGATTTGTGGGTCGGACAACGATGCCATGGTAGCAAAATGAGTGGCTTTGACCATGACCCATGCACTAACGTCACAGGTCGCGTTCTGTCTCACTTGCTCGAGGCATTCGGAAAGTCTCAAATCGCCGTCTATCTTGCCAAGGCGGTGCATATCATCGTCATAGACTGTGCATCGATCGCCAGCTTTCGCATGGCAATACTCAAACATAGCACGGTTTAAATGGCGAGACACCATAGAATGCTTAAGAGCGAATGAACGCTGCCACAGATCTGTGGCAATCTCAGCATATTCCTTGACGTTCGGTGTGTACGTCTGACGTCCCTCAGCAAAGTGTCTGCCGGGTGTCACGCGGATCTTATGCGCAATCAGCCGCTGCGCATTGCGAGCGACCTTTGGCACAAAGAACTGCTTGTCACCGGCAGTGATACACATCATTGAGAGGCACTCTATATCAGTGCCCTCATCCCACGAACAGCATGGTTCAACCAACTTGTAGTAGGCTTCATAAGATCGAACGAAGTCTTCTTTGGTGGCATACATGTCGTGAGGAATGGCAAGAGCGCAATCGTCACCATCACCGATGTTGTTGTCATAACGCAGATCTTCAAGAAACTTATCAGCAACTGGTGCCTGTTCCGTCTGACCATGTGCGCGCTCATCCGTGCAAAGGTAGTGTGCTTCGGCGGGGCATTGAAACATCTTGTGAATACGATCAGCACCTTCTTCTAATCCGTAAACGCGCAACAACTCGGCTCCCCACACAATCAACATAAGAATGCGGTTGCCGATAGAAGTGCCACGCTCACCGGAGAAAAGGATGGAATCTGCAGCTGACAGTTGCACTTCGATGTACTTCAACATCCAACGTAAAGAACGCTGTTTTGCGGCGCACTGGGAGACGTAATCTGCCTGAAGTTCAGCATCCAACAACTCTTGCAGAGTGTCAATAATGATGGCCATGACGCGGCGAACTCTCTTGCGATCGTTCTCCGTCCACGACGAATCCATTGCTGACATGTCGATAGACAAGAGTTTCAATCCCAATCGTTTGGCACGACGGGCAAACGCCGCGAACCGGGCGCAAACACCGTCCTGTGTCATGCCTTTAACCACGAGGTGGGGTAGAAATTTCTTGAACAGCTGTTCGACACTGCCAAGTACTGCGGCGTCCTTAGCACAGCATAGCATACCCATAGAACCAACTAAACGTGGCAGTTTGTTGATGGGAAGTGCTAGCTCACAGGTCTTTACGAAGCCTGTTAGGAAGGGTTGGACTACGGTGTGTGCAATTTCAACAAGCCTCTGATAATACACGGAGCGTGCGTTACCCCACTTCTGAGGTAGTGTCCACTCGAGTACGGAAAGAAAGTGCTTGTTAGCAAGCGCACCAACGATGAAACAAATGATACCGGTGGCAATATCGAGTCGAAGTTCTGCTTCCGTAGAAATTTCCCGCGGGATATATTCACCGGTGAGCGTGGACTTCAACTGACGTAGGTGTCGTGAAACACCAGCGATCTCATCGTCCATGTTGCCCTCAAATCCTTCGGTGATGTCGAAGAACTCAGGGCCCGTCACTACACCACTGTAGTGTTCCTTGATTTCGTCCTGACCGGGCAAAACCCTGTCCTGGCCGCGCTGTACGTCGTCAAACAGCTTATTCCAGGACTTCTTAATCACACGGATCGACCTGCGCCAAACGTTTGGGGGACAGGTGTTGTTCCGAGTGCGGAGTAAGCGTTTTTCAACGCCGAGATCGCCAAGACTCTCTCGCTTGTTGTCTTGGACGGGCTCAGCGTCAGGCTCCCCCGGGGTAGTCTGCACTACTTGTACGCGGTTATCGGCCCAACCGGACGAAATTAGTAGGCAGATGGCGAGATACTTGTCACGTAACTCGACGGGCATGTTTGCGTGGGCGGTCTTCACATGATTTTCGACGTGCGTGATGATCGGGGTAGCTGCGACCTTCTCGCTGGTAGTTTCTTGCTTGGCGCGCGTCTTCTGGCCACGTGCAATCGAGAACGCTTGGGACTCAATCCTCAACTGCACCTTCCAGACGGTCCGACGGCGCGTTAACCAATCGACAAGAAAACGAACAACGAAAAAGACACCCAATGCTTGCCAAAACACTGCATAGCGAAGCAAAGGTACAACTGCCCAGTAGGTGTGTGCAACAAGAGCCGTGACTCGCTGGACGCAAGTTGGCTTAAGTGCAGGGCAGAACCACGAGTGGTGGTACTGTGCACACACTGACTCCCTGGTGAACCGGAACCAAATCGTAAGAAACTCATGTACTGCCGAAGGCAGCCAATGGAAATGTCTCACCGTACCGCCGACGACTCCGACGGCAACATTAACATTGGAGACGAAAAGACTGACGTCATAGAAGGTCTTAATCAAACTCCACCAAATATGGTAGATCATGATGGAAAGAACCACCGTGACCGCACCGACAAACGAGAAAAGAACTGAGAGCCAATCCCACACGAATGGGAAATAATACCACATTAGGTCCCACCAAGTGACAGTGGGAACGTAGTAGGCTGCAAAATACATTCTCGCGCAGAACAGTGCGAACATGAAGACCAACGTCGGCCTGATCCGATCGTACATGGATGCTTTCCCTCGCTGAAACATACGATAGGTTGGATCCGGGAAGAATAGAGCGACTTGTTTCTCGGACATGATAATTTCCACAATAGTCACTCCAGCCTTGACTGCTTTCTTTGGAAGTTCGTAGCCCAAATGGGCACACAAAGCGGCAGCCTCATAAACATACTCATCAAAGTCGCGAACGGCTTTACGCACGGCAACACTTGTCGCCGGCAGAAATAGCGGAGCTGTACGTAGGTACAAGCTCGGCGTAACGTGGTGTTGTGCTACACCCCCTGATGTCATAGCCATGATGAACCGAAGTCCAAGACGTCCAGGGATGCAACACGAAAACGGGTTGTGCCGTCAAACGGCAGAAATTCCGTCCCAAGCTCAAGGCAACGC